AATACCCACAAATGCTTTACTTAATAAATCTAATATATTATAACCAAACACTTTTGTCATTTTATCTGTTTGATATAAAACACCATATAATGACCATAAAAATGCAAATAATCCAAATATAATAACCGATTGTGTAGTACGTTTAGCTCCTGTCATATATACTTTCCAAACTGTACCATACATTAAAAAGAAAAATAAGAATCCAATACTATTTGCCATTGTTCTGGTCAATTTACCTATTTCTCCAATATATCCAGCGCCCAACATAAGGAAATTAAATAATAATATTAACATAAATGGTAAGAAAGTTACTACTTTTTTATTTTCATAACCTAATACCATACATAAAACTAAAAGCATAAGGGGAGTGCTAATAGCCCAATCTGTATAACGCATATCATTAATTTTTTCTAAAGGTAATTCTAATTCTTTATTTTGATTTTTATTTTGTTCAGGGTTTTCTTCTGCATCTTTTTCTGCTTTATTAATTTTTGCTACAAATAGTCCATAAAAATATCCGGCAACAACTGATATACAAGTTTCCAAATTCATAATATGGCGAATTTGAGGAACAGGATTACGCAAAGCTTCAATAAAACAGATTGTTCCAGTTGTAATTAAGAATATATATGTAAAATAAAAACTGCTTTTTATTAAACTGACTTGCATTACTTATTAATATTAAGTAATATTATAATATTTTATAATTATTAAATTTCTAATTTACTATTATGACCACTACTACCTTTAGTTTTTGCTTTACTTCGAGGTAAAGCGGTTTTTTGTTTATTATTAATTTTAACAAGATTTTGCTTAACCTTGGTGGTTAAGGAAAAGTTTATAATCTTTTTCTACTTTGAAATTTTTTTCTATTTGTTGAGCAAATAATTTTAAGGTATATATTGTTTTAAAGAATCTATATCTAGTTCCATATATTTTTTATCTTGTTTTTCAATAATACAATTTTTCTTATAAATTTCTAAAATTAAAATAAACTTCTCCTCGTCTGTTATAGATTTTTTTTCAGGGGTAGATATATCTTTATTACTAATTGAAAATCTTCTACTTAATAAATACTTACTTCCTCTTTTTTTTGCCTGTATATATTGGATACCTAAAGGGGGGTTTTTCATTAAATCTCCTAATGCATTTTTTGGATAATTTCTTGCATAATATATTTTTTCTTCTTCAATCTTTTCTTTTGGTTTAGTATTAATTATTTTTTCAACTATTACTAATTTTTTATTATGAAATGACTTCATATTTTCACTCCGTGTTCCCAAAGATAAATCTACTAACCAATTTCTATATGAATCATCTTCATATAAAGGTGCGGAATCATCATGCATAATATCTAATCCTTCCGGAATTTCACCAATAAATGTTTCCCAAACTAGTCTATGAATATATTTATGAGAATTTCCAATATTAACACTTGTGTATTTTTGTCCATTGCGACTCTTATTTTCGTAAGAAATTATTCCATAACAATTTCTACATCTTCCATGTGTAGAAATAGCATATTTTGTATAAATTGGATGGAATTTCCATTCTTCATTATCTATTATGATCTCATAATCATCAAAATAAAATCCATAAGCTTTATATTCTGGTATACTAATAGCTCTAGAAATTTTAGCAGCTACTGTTTTTAATTGTGGTTTTTTATCTTTTTGAATTATTTTATCAATAATAAACTGAGCACATTTATCCATATTTTTAAATAATCCAATGGTTATACAAGCTTTTCTATTATTTTTATTATCTTCTGGTGGTTGTTTCATTAAAACAAATCTTCCATTTTTTCCACCATTTTTTTTAGTAGTTTCAACCGATTTAACTTGACCTTTTTTTGAATTAGTGCTTCTATCTAACCATATTAAATTTGTAATACTATTATTACATGGATTATTATCAATATGATCTATTGTTTCTAAAGGAGGAACATCTGGAAAAGCAGATGCTAATGCAATATGTGTTTGGAGATATTTAATAGTTTCACAATTATGAGTTAAAGCATATAATTCAAATATAGGAAGAATCATTTTTTTAGTTGTTTTATTTCTAATAAGAAATGAGGGATTTGCAGGAATCCATTCACCGTTTTCTAAATTTATATCTTTTTCACGAAATAAGATTTCATAATTAGGTTGAGGACTAATTAATGATATAATATTTTTTTTACAAGATTTATGAGCATATACAGGTAACCAACATTCATATTTTATTTTTCCATAAGGATGTGATGAGTTCATAGTTATATAATATAAATATGAACTTATTCTTTAAATCAATTTTTAAATTATTTTGTTTGGAATGGGAAAAAATTTAAAATATACTAAGATTAAATATATATTTTATTGAAAAAACTTAATTCGAGTAAGCAAGTCCACCCATACCACTCATAATACGGAGAACATTGTAGTTAACAGCATAGACACGGACTTTGGCGGTCGAGACACCTTGGACTGTAGCATTGGAGAGGACTAATTGTAAAGTGGCGTTATCAATACGCGAGAAATTGCACGTGCCGCTGGGTTGATGTTCCTCAGGGCGAAGGGCAAAAGAGTATACGTTAATACCGGTATCAGGCGCACGTGTGTGATGTTGGAAAGGTTGGACTAAGTCGAAGTATGTACCTTCACGCTCCGAGAAGCGGTCTTGTCCGTTAAGTTGTAATTTAGCAACTACAACTGGATTTTCACCCCAGCAATGCATATCTAAAGCAGTTTCAGCTAAGACGAAGGTTCCCGCATCGGAGACACCCGAATCACCATTAGTACCATTTTGAATTCCACTGTGAGCTGTTCCAGCAGTAACATCATTTGAGAATGGATCTTGGAATAAGCCACTTCCAGTGATGAAAGCACTAGTTCCAGAAACAGCATCTTGACCACCGAAGGCATGGACAGCATTAGGTAAAGCATCTAAGGCATCAGTGTAATTGAAAGGTTGAGCACCCATAAGAGCATTTAATGGTTCATCTTTCGCTAACGAAGCACAATAATCAACATTGGCATCAGGTTGGACAACCCAGATTAATTCTTTGCAAGGATGGTTAAGATTAAGTTTAATTTTGTTGGACGACGAACCAACCGATTCATCACCTGTGAATTGTAATTGTTCAATTAAGTATTCGTGGGGATTTTGCGCCATACGTCTGCGTTCATCGGTGTCTAAGAAAATATAGTCAACATATAACGAAGCAGCCGCTAACGATGTTTTGAAAGCACCATCAACTTTATTGCTTGATGATGTATTTAATGAAGAAACAGCCCATAAGCATTCTTCAATATTACGAATATCTAAGTTAATTTTAACTTCGTGATATTGTAACGCAATTAAAGGAAGAGCAAGACCGGGATTGCGGCAATACCAGAATTGAAGAGGAACATATAAGGTGGTTTCGGCTAAAGCATTACGGGGAGCGCAAACTTGGCGGACACCGTCAGCAGAGCAAGGTCCATCTACCTCGGCAAAAGTTGGGTCACAAATGTATGTTAATTGAGTGGTGTTACCAATCATTTTGTTGTAACCACGTTCTTGTTCGCTCGATAATGTTAATTGATTCCAGATATGCATCCAGTCACCATATTGACGGTCAATGCGTTGACCACCAATTTCAACTTCAACTTGAGCGATTAATTGTTCGCCGGGGAAATCTAACCATCTGGCATATACATCGCCGTCATTTGTATTTTTCATTCCTTGATTAATTTCAGGTAAAGTAATTTGTAAGTATGTACGGTAAGCTAAATCACCATTGCGCGAAATAGTGCAAGTAACACGGCGACCGAAATCAGCTTGTCCATTGAAAGTTTGTTCAATGGATTCCATCGCGAAGTTAGTGTGACGACGGTAGGTAACTTTCCAGAAGGTAATTTGAGGATTACCGGTTAAATAAACATCTTGAGCCCCGTAGGCAACTAATTGCATAAGACCTCCAGCCATTTTTTATAATATTGGAAAAGAAAAAAAAATTATGTAATTTAATTTAATTAATTAATTAATTAATTTAAATATGAATTATTTTACTAAATGTATTTATTTAATTGACTAAATTTGAGTAATTGACTAAATGTATTTAACTAGATATGATTAATTAACATAAAATTATTCATAATTGTATATAATCTCTAATACTTTTGTATTAAAAATTATATAAAATTTTAAAGATTAAATAATATAATATAAATAATGAAAAAATATAAAAATAATAATATTACATTAGATAATAAACACAGTGAATTACTAAAAAAATTTAAAAATAATGAAGAAGTATTAATTCCTAAATATAAAAATGAAATTGAAAAATTAGAATTAATGCTAAATAAATTAAATAATAAAACAGAAACTTTAAAATGTCTAAAAAAAAATGTACCAAAAAAAGATACTGATAAAAAATCAAATATAGAATCCAGTATAATTACTGTAAAAAATAAAATATATGTTTTGGAAAAAGAAAAATCTGAATACTTTCTAAATAATTCTAAATATATATTTAATTATTTTGAAGAAAAAAAAAATATTGGAACAATTGATTCTTCAAAAAATAATATTAATAATAATGAAGAAATTGTCTATAACAAAAAAAATAAAATCAATATTTTTTTTAATATAGATGAAAGCGATTTAGAAAATAGCAATTTAATAAATATTAATGATAATGTTAATGTATTAAAGAATAAAAATAGTGAAAAATATTTTTATAATGTTAATAATAATTTTTTAAATAATGATAATTATTGTTTTGACCATGATATATGTATTTATTGCAAAAAAGGAGAAATGATTTTTGTAGAAAGTGAAGGACTAAGTATTTGCAATAATTGCTCTAAAACTATGAAATATTTAATTGAAAATGAAAAACCATCATACAAAGAACCGCCTAAAGAAGTATGCTTTTATGCTTACAAAAGAATTAATCATCTTCGCGAAATATTAGCACAATTTCAAGCAAAAGAAAGTACATATATTCCAGTTGATGTTTTTGAAAATATTAAAAATCAAATTAAAAAAGAACGCATAGAGCTTACAGATTTATCAAACAAAAAAACAAAAGAAATATTGAAAAATCTTGGTTACAATAAATATTATGAACATATTCCATATATAAAAGATAAATTGGGTATTAAACCTCCCGTTATGAGTCCTGAATTAGAAGAAAAATTATGTAATTTATTTATGGAGATACAGAAACCATATACAAAATATTGTCCGCCAGATCGCGTTAATTTTTTGAATTATTATTATACACTTTATAAATTATGCGAATTATTACATGAAACTAAATTTTTACAATATTTTCCTATGTTAAAAGATAGAGAGAAACGCATTGAACAAGACCAAATATGGAAAAAAATATGCGAAGAATTAGGATGGAAGTTTTTACCGACGCTATA